TAAAAACAGTGGTGGCACTGCAATTAGTAAAACGTTTGACTATATTGCGAAAGGATATTAAAAGGTAATAAATGGCAACACACGATTATAATATAGCTAATCAAGGATTCCCTGCATTTAGAAGTGATTTAAATAATGTTCTAACTGCAATTAATACAACTAACATAAGTTCTACTAGACCAACATCAGCAGTAGCAGGAACTATTTGGGTAGATAATTCTTCTGACCCAACTTGGGAAGTTTACATATTTGACGGAACTGATGACATCTCTATTGCTCAAATAGATACTACAGGAAACACATCATCTAGTGCAGGTGGTGGTATTTCTTGGCAAACAGTCAAGACAGCAAGTTTTAACGCATCAGCTAGTGAAGGATATTTTGTCAATACAACAAGTGGTGCAATTACTGCTACTCTACCTGCTTCACCCACACAAGGTGATGAAATTGCATTTATAGATTATGCAGGAACATTTGATACCAACAATTTAACCATAGCAAGAAATGGCAAACCCATTCAAGGTGATGCATCTGATTTAACTGTTGCTACTGAAAGAGCAGGTTTAACCCTAGTATTTGTAGATGATACTCAAGGGTGGCTATTGCGTGAGAAATAAAATATGTCCACTTATAATGCCATTCGGTATAATGTGGATTATGCCAATGTAGGTAGTTTAAAATTATTATCTACTCAAACTGCATCAGCATCAGCATCAGTTTCATTCACCACAGGAATAGACAGTACCTATGATGAGTATTGGTTTATTTTTAATAATTGTCACCCAAGTTCTGATGGACAATATTTTACTTTTCAAGGAAGTACAAATGGTGGCAGTTCTTATGGAGTGACTATGACAACAACTGCATTTCAAGCATATCATAATGAAGCAAATACAGATACAGTATTATCATATGCTGTTTCAGATGACTTAGCACAATCAACAAGTTATCAAAGAATAACTACAAGCATTGGTGCTGATAATGACCAATCTACAAGTGGTATATTAAAATTATACAATCCTAGTTCTACAACTTATGTAAAGCATTTTGTTGACATTTCTAATGGTTATAATCAAGGTGATTATTCAGTTCATAGATTTCACGCAGGGTATTTCAACACCACATCAGCAATTAATGCTATTGATTTTAAATTTGCTAGTGGCAACATTGATGACGGAACTATTCAACTATTTGGAGTAAAACAATGAGTACATACAATGCAATAAAATATGATTTTACACCACCTGCAGGAACATTTGGTGCTATGACTTTAATATCTGAACAAACTGCTAGTGCTAGTGCTTCTATTTCATTTACAAGTGGAATTGATAGCACTTATAGAACTTATTATTTTAAGTTTATTAATATTCACCCTGCTACTAATAGTGCCTACTTTCATTTTCAAGGAAGTACAGATGGTGGTAGTAATTATAATACAACAATAACATCTACATATTTTTCCGCTTATCATTTAGAAAGTGATGGTGGAGCAGGTTTAATTTATGTGACTGCTGATGACAAAGCACAAGGAACAGATTATCAAACACTAGCTGACCAAGTAAAAAATGATAATGATACTGCTGTTAGTGGTGAACTTTGGTTATTTAACCCTAGTAGCACAACTTATGTAAAACACTTTATGGGTGTTTTATCAAATGCTAATTCATCAGATGTTTCAACAAGACTTACATCAGCAGGTTATTTCAACACTACATCATCTATTAATGCTATTGATTTTAAATATTCTAGTGGCAATACAGATGCAGGAACAATTCAAATGTATGGGATAGCATAATGAGTACATACGGAAACTTAAAATATGATTTTACATTTCCTGCTAGTAATCCTAGTGGAAGTTTAGTTTTAATTAAATCAATCACTGCTAGTGCAAGTGCATCAGTATCTTTTGTTAATGGAAGTAATGGTGTTGTTTTAGATAGTACCTATAAATCATATAAGTTTGTTTATAAGAATATTCACCAACAAACAGATGGTGTTACATTTGAATTTCAAGCAAGTACCAATGGTGGTAGTTCTTATGGAGTGACTACAACATCAACTTTTTTTGATGCTGTACATACAGAATCTGATAGTGATGCCATATTAGGATATAGAACAGTTAATGATTTAGCACAAGGAACTGGTTATCAGGATTTAACTAGAAATTCAGGTTCAGATGCTGATGAAAATACTTCAGGCGAATTATGGTTATTCAATCCCTCATCAACAACTTATGTAAAACACTTTCTTAGTGTTAATTCAAATAGTTGGGCGGCAAGTGGTGTAATGAATACTTACATAGCAGGTTATTTCAACACTACTTCAGCTATTGATGCTATTGATTTTAAATTTGCTAGTGGCAACATTGATGATGGTACAATATCTCTATATGGACTTGTTTAATGATTTACAATATAAAAACAAAAGAAAGGAATAAACAATGGCAACACCACATAAATTAGTTAATGGAATACAAGTTCCTTTAACAGATGAAGAAATAGCACAAAGACAAGCAGATGAACAGGCGTGGCTAAATGGTGCTTTTGATAGAGCAATAGCTGACCTAAGAGCAAGAAGAAATAGACTTTTGGCTAGTAGTGATTGGGAAGTAATTATGGCTAAAGAAAAAGGCACAAATTTATCTACTGCATTTAAAGATTATAGACAGGCACTTAGAGATATAACACAAGGACTGACTACTGTTGAAGAAGTAGAATTAGTCATATTTCCAGAGAAACCCTAATGAACTTAGATAGTAAGACTATCGGTATAATATTAGCGATTGCAGTACAATCCGTATCGCTAGTTTGGTTTATTAGTAAACTAGATAGTCGTGTTGCCAACAATGAAAGAGATATGAAACGCATTATGGAAATGCACAAAGATTATGATAAAATGGAAAAACAAATTGATAGAATATCTTGGTTATTAGACCAAGATGCGATGGCTAAATAAGGAGGCAATATGGCAACAGAAAAAGAACTAAAAAAACAATTATCAGAAATCAAAAAAGAAGTAAGAGAATTAAGAGAACATAATAAGTTCTTATTAGATAGATTAGAAAAAGCACACGAAAGAAATGCTGAGATTAGAAAACAAATGATGACAATGACTTTTGAGGATATTATTAAAACTCAAAAAGAATTAGCTGACTATCAAGAGAAGATAAAAAAGGATAAAGAATTAATGGAAGCATTTGACAAACAATCACAAATTAAACTAGGCGAGTTAGGTGCATAATGGCTAATATGACGAAGTTAGAGATTGGTGAAAAGGTAGAAGTCCTTATTACCAAACTAACCGTTATGGAAGAAAAGATTGACCACCTTCAAGAAGGTTTAGAAAATGCTAATAATAAAATTGAGGATTTAGATAAATCAATCAATATGGCTAAAGGCGGATTAAAGGTATTAGTTATCATTGGAACAGTCACAGCTATTCTTGTAGGATTTGTCAAATTACTAGGTGTCATTAAGTGATAAAGGCAATATTCCTTGTGGGATATTTCTGTATCAATTCTCAATGTATCTCTGTTAATGAAAAGCATACATCTTTAGAAGATTGCCAAAAGCAAGGAACTGAATTACATTTCTTATTAAAAGAATATGATATTCGTAAATACAGATTTGCTTGTGTGGACGCAACCGATTACCAGACATTGTAGGTTTTATAATGTGGTCTAATAATGAACAGACCATTATTGATAAGATGAATAATAAATACAAAATTGATTTGAAATTATGTTCTGAAGATTTCAGTCATTATGACGCCTATAATAATAATTACATCGCTGAAATAAAAATCCGTAAATTTGAAAGTTATCATAAATTCGCCAAAGAGGGGTGCTTTTTAGAGAAGTATAAATATGAAAAACTTTCTGAATTAAAAGGAAAGAAAAAAATGTTATACATAAATAGTTTTAAAGATGGCGTTATTGCTATCTGGGACTTACATAGACAAAATTTTAACTGGGAAGTTAGAACAATGAAAAAACAAACTTTTGGCTATCAAAATCAACAAATAGAAAAACTAGTATGTAAATTATATTTAGATACTGCTGTTACATTTAGGGGGGACGATGTCTGATAAAATTAATCCAAGTTATTACAGAAAAAATATTGAAGTTTCTGATTTCATTGATGAATATGACCTAAACTATTTTGAGGGAAACGTCATTAAATATGTGGTAAGACATAAAGCAAAGAATGGTTTAGAGGATTTACAAAAAGCAAAATGGTATTTAGAAAGGTTAATTAAGAAATATGGACATTGATAAATTATGTGCTTCTATCTTAAAACACGAAGGTAGCAACAAAGATAAAAACGGTTATCATATTCCTTACAAAGACACAGCAGGTTTATGGACTATTTGTTATGGTCATCTTGTAACTAAAGATGAATTAAAAGATTTTGACCCCAATAGAAAATACTCAGAAGATGAAGCAATAGAAATATTTAAACAAGATGTGAATATTGCGATTGACGGAGCAAGAGTATTTATTGATGAACATTCTATTAGTGAAGAAGCATTTTTAGTGATTGTGGAACTTTCTTTTTGGATTGGGTTGCCACGTTTACTAGGTTTTAAAAAGGCAAGAAAAGCACTAAAAGAAAATGACTACTTAACCTGTGCTGACGAACTTTTAGATTCCAAATTAGGAAAATCTGAAGTACGAGGCATAGTCAAAAGAATTACAAAATTAAGTGAAAGAATGAGGGACGCCTAATGTTAGATAAAATATTTGGTGGTGGTACAATTAAAGAAGTAGCAGGTTTAATTGATGATGTATTTACAAGTGATGAAGAAAAAGCAAATGCAAAAATTGCTATTGAAAAAATACAAGCACGATTAAAAGAAAAACAACTTGATATTAATAAAGCAGAAGCATCTCACCGAAGTTTATTTGTGGCAGGGTGGCGACCTTGTTTGGGTTGGATATCTGCTTTGTCTATTGGCTATGTATATTTATTTCAACCTTTTATCGTAATGATATTGAAAATAACCGGCAGTGATGTAGTTTTACCTAACCTAGATTTAAGTCAATTAATGCCATTGGTATTAGGTATGCTTGGACTAGGTGGTTTAAGAACTTTTGAAAAGACGAAAGGAGTAACAAAATGATAGATAAGATAATTAAAAAATTAATGGAGTGGTGTGATATTTTAGACCCTTATTGGACAATGGATAACTTTAAAAAAATATTCATATTTCTATTATTGTTCTTTATTATTCACAGTGGTATTCATTGGATATCTTAGAAAGGGGTTAAGATGCAATCATTAAGAGAACAAATAGAAGAACTAAAATCAGAAATTGAAGAACTAAGACAGGAAATTGAAGAAATCAAAAATCCAGACTTAGACGAAGAAGAAGATGAGGTTCTTGAAGAAATTAACGAACAAATTACAAGCATTAAGGATTTTATTGGCTATGAAGAAGAATAAAAAGAAAATGGTTAAGAAGGCAAAATCCAAAAATGCCAGAAAAAACAAATCCTCCAGAGGTTAACTGGAAGGATTATTTTCAATCAATATCTGATGTTTGCCACTGGTCGCTTAAAGCGTACCAGTCTGGCAAACTAATTATCACCGAATTTACATCATTTAGTAATATTCTTAAAAATGATGTTGCGTGGAATAAAAAATATTCTGCAATCCTTTATACAGACATACCTCACGATATAGACCGATTATTAGAATTTGTTGAAGA